GCTTCATCGGCTGGCTCGCCGAGCAGCACGAGCAGCGACGGCGACGGCGAGCGGTCCTGCTCGACGTCGCCACGTCGCCGCTGCCGATGTTCTACCCGCATCGGGTCGGGGTGGAGAGGTGGGCCGTGATTGGCCGTGGCAGTCACCGCCGCTACCACTACTGTCGCGCCGATGCGGAGGAGGCCGTGGCCGTGGCCGCATGGCTTTCACAGGACGCGGCGGCAGTGCAGGTGGAGATCCGCGCGATCGAGGAGCCGGGGGTCGGTGCGGAGAGTCCGGTGATCTACCGGGCGATCGTCGAGGCGCTCGCCCAGCACCGTAACGCGCGTCTGGCGCTGGAGGGGTGACGGTGACCGGGATCGTGGTGCTGTTCGCGCTGTCCTGGGCAGCGGTGCCGCTGGTGGTGGGTTTCGCGGCCCGGCGGGACGAGCTGGCCGGGGAACGTTACCTGTGCGAGATGCAGCTCGCCGAACGGCGCAGGCAGCGGCGGGAGCTGGCAGCGTCTGCCGAGCCGCTCGGTGTGCTGGAGGGGCCGGTTCGGCAGCGGGTTCGGGTGGACCTCGGCCGGCACCGGCGACCGTCACCGACACGAGGTTGTCACACCGCCGGCTCGTAGGCTACTCTACGAGTGTTCCGCTCCCGGCACCAAGGAGCCCCCCGTGCACGCCTGCCTCGCCGACTCCCCCGAGGTTCTCACACTGACCTGCCGCACCTGCCGCAACCCGTTCGAGACCACCGAGGACGGCGAGTACCTCGACTCGGCCGAGCGGGAGACCTGCGACGGGTGCTACTGCCAGGCGTGCACCCTCGGCCACCTGCCGACCGACGAGTGCGTCGCGGTGGACGAGGTCGAGGACGTCGACCCGGACAGCATCTACGACGCCCAGCGCGACACGCTGCTGCTGGGTACCTGAGCCGCCGCCGCGCGCACCGAACCCCCAGGTGCGCGCGGCGGCTATCCACGGAGGCGCGCGCGATGAACACCCCCGAGGCCCGACGTCGAGCCGCCGCCGCGCTCGCCGCGCTCGCCCGAGACCTCGCCGCCCACATCGACGACACCATCACCGACCCGCGCACCGCGGAGCCACTCACCGGAGGACAAACCCCGCACCGCGCCGACGCCATCCGGCTCCAGCGCGCGCTCGGTCGGCTCGCCGACCAGCTCGACCATCGAGCCGGCCGGCGAGCCGGAGCCGTGTCACCGCCCGGACCACCCCCCGATCAGGACCCCCTACCGTTCGACGGAGGAACATATGACCAGACTCCGAAACCCTGATCCCGCGTTGCGCGGGATCGAGACCGCACTCTTCGCCACCGCCGTCGTCGCCACGGTCGCGTTCGCCTGGCACCAGCACTGGCAGTGGCTGGCCACCGCCGGGGACGCAGTGCTCGCGGCCTGCATCGTCAGCGCGGCCCGCCACGACGGCGCGGTGATGCTGGCCGGCGCAGGCGTCGGCTTCTTCGGCGGCATCGTGGCCGCCTGCTGGACCGGCAACTGGAGCTGGATGCTGGTCGGGCTGGTCGTGTTCGTCGCCTGCGCCGCGCTGGACGCGGCGACAGGCCGGGCCGGCCGCCGATGACCGAGCCACCCGTCGGCGACCTCCGCGGGATCACCGTGGACAACCTCCACGCGCTGGCCGCCGGCAGCATCGACCACATCTACGGCCCACCCGGCACCGGTAAGACGACCACCCTGGCCAGGGCCGTCGCCTCGACCGCGCTGGCTCGTGGCGGCGACTCCATGCTGATCACGTCGTTCACGACTACCGCGGCCGCCGCCATCCGAGCGTCAGCCGCGCAGGCGTCCGGCGGCAACCCGGCGGCGCGCGTCCCCGATCGAAACATCGGCACGCTGCACTCGTTCGGTTTCCGGGCCAACGACGACGCCGAGGGGGTCGCACTGGACCACAAGATCATCAGCGATTGGAACGCCGACGCTCCCCTCGACTGGCGCATCACCCCCGACGGGCGCCGCGCCGCCCCCGACGTCGCCATCGAAACCGGAGTGATGAGCGGCGACGTCGAGGTCGACAGCGCACGCAGCGGGGACGCACTGCTGGCGGCGATGGACATCCGGCGGGCAACCTTCGTCCCCGAGGTCGACTGGCCGCCCCGGCTGACCGCCTTCGCCGAGCGCTGGGCACAGTGGAAGGCCGCTAACGGCCTGGTCGACTACGGCGACATGATTTGCGTGGCCCTAGCTCGTGCGCTGGATGGTGAGCGCGCGCCAGGAAACCCCCGTGTGATGATCGTCGACGAGGCGCAAGACATGACCCCGGCCGAGACCGCGCTCGTGCTCGCCTGGGGCGGGCACGCCGACCGCCTGGTCCTCGCCCTCGACGACGATCAGGCGATCAACGAGTGGCGCGGCGGCAGCGCGGCCCCCCTGCTGCGCATCGGCACCGACGCCAACGGGAACCCGCGCGACGACCTGGCGCTCAACATCCGGGTGCTCGACCAGTCGTTCCGCGTGCCGGCCGCCGTGCACGCCGCCGCCACGCAGTGGATCAGCCGGATCGCCGGCCGCCGCGCCGAGAAGACCTACCACCCGCGGGACCTGACCGGCTCGATCACACTGTCGGGCCTGCCGATCGGTGACCCCCGGCTCGCCGACCAGATCGAGAAGGACATCGACGCCGGCCGCAGTGTCATGGTCATCGCCTCGTGCGGCTACATGCTGACCCCGGTGCTGGCCGCGATGCGAGAACGCGGCCTGCCGTTCGCCAACCGGTACCGGCCGGCCGAGCCTAAGTGGAACCCGCTGGGGCGCCCCACGTCCGGCATGGGGGTGCCTGAGCGGCTGTACCGCTACCTCGTGATCGACGAACGGCTGATGGGCACCGGCGAGCACCGGTTCTGGACCGGCGACGACATCCGTGCCTGGTCGGCGATGGTCGGGCGCCGCGCGGCCCGAATGACCCGCGACGCCGGCCAGATCATCGACCAGATGGTGACCGATGAGGTCCCGTACGAGGTCCTCGCCGCGTGCTTCAAGGAGGAGGAGGACCTTTCGGCGTGCGTCGAGCCGGACGTCGACTGGCTCATGCGGTGCGCGCTCAAGGCGTACGCGGAACGGCTGGTGTACCCGGCCGCGGTGGTCCGTCACCGCGGGCCGGCCGCGCTGAACACGCCCCCGCCGATCACCGTCGGCACCATCCACTCGACCAAGGGGGCGGAAGCCGACGTGGTCTACGTCGACCCGTCGATGTCGCCGGCAGCGACCGGCCAGTGGCATCGAGGTGGCGTGGATCGGGACCCGATCGTGCGGCTCATGTACGTGGCGCTCACCAGGGCCGCGCAGCGGCTCGTGGTGCTGCACCCGACCGGCAATCACGGGGTGCCGCGCCGCATGCTCGTGCCGGACGGCATGGAGGTCCACGATGCCGCCTGACGACCCCTTCGACCCTGGCCCGGTCGAAGATGAGGACGGCGTGCACTACGTGCGCCGCCGGACGCGGACCGGCGGCGCCCCCCCAGCCACTCCGGGGCCGGCCCGGCACCGGTCGGAAGCGTCCATCCAGGCAGCCTGCCTGAGGGTGCTACAGCAGCGCGGGCACGCTGTGACCACGACCGGCTCCCGCTACCTGCCCACCGGCACCCCGGACATTCTGGGCTGCGTCGATGGGCGGTTCCTGGCGATCGAGGTGAAGCGGCCGGGCGCGGCCGGGCCGACCGCGGCGCAGCTCGGCCAGCTCACGCGGTGGCAGCGGGCCGGGGCGCTGGCCGGCTGGGTCACCAGTGAGGATGATCTTGTCCAGTTGCTGGATCGGGCCGACCGGCCAGGATGGTGTAACGACTTCACGTCACCGGGTGCACCCGGTGACGTTACTACAGGTGAACCATGACGGAGGTGGTTATGCCGGGCTCGCCGGAGGGGCACGCGGTGCCCTGTGGGCACTGCGTGCCCCTCGTGCTGATCACCCCGTCGCCGACCATCGAGGAGGCCGCGCTGCGATGGTTCGAGGCGGTGCTGGACCAGCCCGGTCCGCTCGACCTCGCCACCCTGACCAGTGCGTTCGGCCAGGCCGCGGGCCTGGCCGTGCAGGCGTTGATGGATGCCTGCCACGCCGCCTCGGAGCTGGCCGCGACCAGCCCCGAGGCGGCCGCGGGTCTAGGCGGCCAGGCGCCGGTCGTCGGTGACGCCGTGGTCCTGAGCCCAGGCCGACACCCCGGTCGGCTTGTAGAGCCCGAAATGGGTGGCAGCCGCCATCGCGAAGGTGACAGCGGCCGCCAGCAGCGCATCGCGCCAGGGGAACCCGGCAGCGCCACTGGCGTCGATGAGCTGCTGAACGACCGTCCCGGCCGAGGTCAGCGCCAGCAGCAGTAGCGCCTTGATGCCGGGTGCGACCGAAGCCCTGGTCACCAGTCCGACGAGGACCGGGGCGACGAAGGCCACGGCGAGGTTGAGCAGGTCGAGTTCCATTCCGTCACCTGGCCTCGACGAGCACCGAGCCACCGGCGATGCAACGGTGGTCGACGACCAGGGCGTAGGCGCCCGTGGGTGCCTGCCGGCTGGTCTGGGTGTGCTCGTCGAGCGTGGTGCCGTTGGGCACGAAGTCAGCGACCCCCGCGTAGTTGCCGGCCGCGTCCTTCAGCCGCCAGTGGGCGACCTGTAGGTACATCGGCAGATAGCCCGTGGTGATGGCGCACCACACGTCGGTGACGTTGGTGACGCCGGGACGCCAGGGCAGCGCGACCACCGTCTCGGCGATCTCGTTGCTGGCGGTCGATCGCAGTGGCACGGCGTAGGCGTAGCCGGACATGTCGTCCTCCTTGGTGTCGGTGGTGTCGGTGATGGCCGGTCCGGCGGCCGCCCCGTTGATACCGCGGATGGCGGCGTAGGCGTGATCGCCGGGGCAGTCGGTGACGATCGAGTCGCCGGTCATCGGACGGACGTCCCGGTGTCCACCGCGCAGAGTTGCGGTGCGCCACCAGCCGCGGCGTGCCCCCTGCTGGAGCAGCCACGCGGTGGAGCGGAGCTGCTCGGCGGTGGACTTGTGGATCATGTAGTTGCCGGCCCAGCAGATTGCCCTCGCGGTGTCGTTTCGACCCCCGGTGTGGGTGCCCTGCCGGTCGACGCCGTGCCCCTCGTAGATCCGGCCCGAGGGCATGATTACGAACGTGTAGCTGATGCCGGCGCCGAACCGTTGCTCTCCGATCGACTCCAGAGTGCGCATGGCGGCGGCCTCGTCGTCCTCGACGCCGTCCCGGTTGGCGTCCAGCCACACCAGGTCCGGCCACAGTCCGGCCGAGTGGTGCAGCCAGACCTCGGTGGCCGGCAGGGGGGCCGGGCCGGCACCGTTGTCGTAGCGGGCGCCCCAGGCGCTGCGAGGGATGATCACCATGGTCATGTCGGCCTCCAGGTCGAGGGATCATCGGCGGCGTGATGCGGCCAGGTGCCGGACAGTGGCCGGCCCACATCGTTGCCGGCACGCGGGGGCGCCTGCCGGAGGCGCGCCGATCAGCCGCCCAGGGGTCGCGTTCGCAGCAACGCACTGCTGCTGGTCGGCGATGCGTCCGCGGTGGTGGTCGGCGGTGGTTCGGTGCGGGGCGGATCGCACAATGCGGCCGGCACCGGGGCATCGGCCGTGGACCGGCGGCCGGTGGCCGGGTCGAGCAAGGTCACCCGGTAGAGGCAGTTGCTGTCGACGCGCACGAAGGTGCCGCTCTCGAACCCGACGCCCTGAGGTCCGGCCGGGCCTCGGCATTCCGGGATCGCCGACGGGTCACAGTCGGTTCCGTCTTCGCCGTCGGTTCCGTCTTCGGGGAGGTTGGCGTTGATCACCGGCAGGATCAGCGCCAGCAGCTCGGCGTCGGTCGGCGTCCGACCATCGACCGGCCGGTGCTCGCTGTAGACGCGCTGTATCAGCTCCAGCAGCTCGGCGTCGGTCGGCCGCCGGCCGGCCGACGCCGTGAAGGTGCCCAGCTCCTGGAGCACGATGCTGCGGACCTGGGCGACGGACACCCCGTCGGCCTCGACGCGGGTCACGATCGGCTCGGCCACCGCGAGTTGCGCGTTGACACAATCCTGGAGGCTGAGCCGGTCGACCACCGGCCGGCCGCCGGGGCACAGCGACAGGACGATGTTGGCCAGCTCGACCTTGCGGGTGACCTCGGCGTCGAGCTGCTGGTCGGCGTCGCGCCTGCCCTGTTCACTGCGGGCGCCGAGTGCAACCACGGCGAGGGCCACGACCAGCAGCAGGCCGACCAGTGCGACGAACCCGGCCGTGGGGACGGCGCGGCGTGTGTGGGTCGTCATGGGCTCAGCCGGCCGGCTGGGCCGGCTGCGGTTCGCAGCCGAGCTGCGTCACAGAGTCCTGGAGCCGCTGGTAGAACTCGTCCTGGAGCCGCCGCTGCTCCTCGGTGAGTCCGGGCGGCACCTCGTCCCGCTGGCGCAGCAGGAACAGGAACAGGCCACAGTTGGCCCTTCTCGTCGCCTCGGCCGCCTCCGCGGCCTGCTCGACCGCGGATCGGGTGGCGATCCGGTCGCCGGTTGCCTGGAAGCTGCGAGTGGTTATCAGGGCGAGCAGCGCGACCGCCACGACGAGCAGGCTGCCGACGATGCGCAACCAGAACGTCATTCGACGCACGCGTGCATCCTCACGGACACCGTGACGCTCGATGAGGTCGGCGCTGTACTCGATCTTCTGGGCCAGACGCGCCAGCTCCTCAGGCATGCCGTCCTTCCCTTCCGTTCACGATGCGCAGCCGCTGGGCCGCGGCCCGCAGGTCCTGGACGGTGGATTTGCGCAGTTCCCGCAGGCGTTCGGCCTCGGCGAGCGGATCGTCGAGGATGTCGGTGTCGGCTCGGAGCGCGACCTCAGGTGCGACGTCGCGCTGTGCCCTTCGTGGCCACCTCACCGCCAGTCCGCCTCTCCGCTTCGTCCAACGCGTCGCGGGCGGCCCGGAGCTGCTCCCGGTCCTCCGCGTTGCGTTCCCGTAGCTCCGCCTCCAGTGCGTCAATCCGGCTCAGTGCCCGCCGGTGCGCTTCCTTCTGCTCCCGCCAGAGAAACACCACCGCGACCGATAGCAGTGTGAGGACAATGGCATAGGGACCGAATTGCGAAAAGTCCAGTCCGGGCAGGGGTGATTCTTGGCCGGCCGGTGCTACGGGCACCGGGTCGGCGACTAGGGCACCGACGGCGAGCACCGACCCGGCCTCCTCTCGCAAGCATGGCGGCCATTGTCAGTCCCCGCCGTGGTCGGTCCCGCCCGCCGCGCCGCCGGGCGTGACGGGCGAACCATCGCCGGCCAGCACGTGGAGATGCAAGGCGATGCGCCGTTCCAGTTCGGCGAGCTGGGCCAGCAGCCCGGCCGCCGCCGAGGACTCCGCTGGTAGCTCCTCCAGCAGCAGGCTGTTGCGCCCGTGCTCGCACTCCAACTCGTGGACGCGTTGGCGCCGCAGCTCGGCCAGGCCGGCCGGGTTCAGTGACTGGTACTGGTGCGGCAACGAGGCTCCTAGGCGTAGACGTGCAGCAGGCATTCCGCGGCCTCGACATCTTGCCCGCGTAGCCGTAGTTGGGCGGCCGCACCGCCGCAGGTGACGGTGGTGCGGATTTGGAAGGTCTGCGCGGCGGTCAAATCCGTGGCGCGGAACTTGAAGGTGGGCAGGTCACCGCCCGGTCGGTGGTCGGTTCCGGGCGTGGTGATGGCCGTTTCCATGGTGCCGACGACGTCGAACGTCCCCCCGCCCCGCTTGACCGCGCAGGTGACCGCGATCGGCTGGGCGTCGGCGGTCGACGACCCGCCGGGCCACACGACCAGGACCTCCAGGGAGACCTCGATGAGCAGGTCGAAGGCGCCCAGGGACCGCGGTGTCATCACTGCCCAGGTCTCCACGTAGCTGGCGTTCGGTGCGAGCGCCACGCCCTCGTCGACGCCGTCGCCGGGGTCGACGTAGGGACGCCGGCTCACGTGCACCAGCGACTGCCGGGTGTCGCGCAGGTGCACCGGGCGGGTCCCGCTGCCCTTCCACGGCGCGTTGGTCTCCAGCCGGCCATCCCAGCGCAGCCGGGCGTAGGAGACGTGGGTCGTCACGCTGCCGTCCGCCGACTCGTTCTTTGAACTCAACCACTCGGCGAGGTAGCCGGACCAGCCGCCGCCGGTGCGCTCGAACATGTAGACCCCGTGCACCGGGGTTACGTCGGGGTTGCCGCGGTTGTCGACGCTGACGCCGGTGGTGACGACGAATCCGGTGCTGGCGAACGCCAGCCGTCGGGCGACGTCGAGGTTGTTGGGGTCGGCGTCGGACTCAGCGGCGTAGAAGGTGGTCGCGCCGTACACCTGCACTGCCGGCGCGCCGATGACCACCTGGGCGCCGCCGGTCCAGGTGCCCGAACGGCCCACCTGCACGCGGTTGGGCTGCACTTGGAGGATAGCCCCGGTGTCGCTGCCGCCCGGCTGGAACCGCTGGGCGACGAGCAGGCTCCGTGTGGGGTCGGCGGACTGCCCGTGCAGCAGCAGCGCCGTCGTCAGCGCCCCGGCCGCGCCGGGCGCGCCGGTGAACGCGACCGCGTCGGCGAGGTCCGCGGCGCCGAACGAGCTGGGCGCGCGGGTCTGCATCCGCGCCTGGCTGTCGATGCTGAACAGGTCCTGGCCGCCGTTGCGCCGGGCGGCCAGCAGCGCGCCGGCGAGGTCGGCGTGCGCGTCCAGCACGACGCCCCGGTCGCCGCTGTCGACGGTGCGCACGTACATCCGGCCGAGGGTGGTGGGCGCGTAGGCGGCGGCCGACCCGACGTGCAGCGCGCCGCGGCTGGTACCGCCGGGGTTCTGGTCGAGCAGCACGAGCCGCCCGGACAGCACCGCATCGCCGCCGTAGGTAACCCACGCAGACGGGCCGGCGAGGTCAGTGTCGGCGGCCTCCCAGGCGCGGGCCGATCCGTCGGCGTTGCGGAAGTACCTGGTGGACGCGTCGGTGTTGCCGCCCATCGCCTCCCAGCTCGACGCGTCGCTGCGCCGGTACATCGTGTAGTAGGGGCTGGCCGCGGCCTGGATCTTCGCCCAGCGGCCTTGCACCACGTCGGTGACCGGGAACGCGGTGTAGGTGGCCCCGTCGTCGTACGCGGCCCGCGCGTTGATGGCGGCAAAGGAGGCGTTGAACTCCTCCCTGTCCGGGGTGTCGGTCTCGGCACCCCACTGCCGCACCCCCATCCGGGAGAGGGTCGTCTCGGCCACTACATCAACCCCGCTTCTTGGATCTCGGCCCAGGTGCGCCCGGCTCTCTCCGCCCACGTCGGGTAGGCGGCCGCGATCTCGGCCCAGGTGGCGCTGTACGCCTTGTGGTGCAGCTCGATGCCGGCCGGCTTGACGCCCTTGCGGACGACGGCGCCGAGCACCGCGGCGGGGTCCGGGGTCTCGGTGCCGCGGGTGATGATGGTGATATCCCACCAGTCGCCGGTTTCGACGTCACCACCGCCGGACACGCGGGTGTGCGCGAGCACGAGCGCGTAGCGGCTGCCGCTGAGGGCTGACCGCGCTGCGTCGGCGATGGCCGAACGGGTGCCGGCCCGCCAGCCTGATGTGGCGTACCGGATGGTGTCGCGGCGTTCGGCCTCGTCGGCGCCGGGGTCCAGCCGGGCGCCGACGAGGGTGGCCAGCCATGGCAGCCAGGCTGCATCGGCGTTGGCCGGGTCCCCGAGAGCCGACCACGCCTGCTGCCGGGCGGTCACCCACTGATCCAGCTCGACCGCGTTGGACAGCCCCCAGGGCACCGGGGTCGCCACCCCGACCGGCCGGGAGCCGCGGACACGCCCGATCAGCTCGTCGATGTCGGCCAGCCCGGCGCAGCACGCGCCGAGGTAGCGCAACAGCAGCCAGTCCTGGTCTGCGTCGAACGTGCGGTAGACCTCGGGCAGCCGGTCGTACAGTCGCTGCGCCGCGTCGCTCACGACGGGGGGCGGCACGGTCACACCGCCGTGGCGGTGATGGTGCCGGCCGTGGGCAGGGTCTGGGCGGTGGCCAGGGTGTAGTTGGCCGCCACGCCCTCGATGGTGAGCCCGTCGGCCACCCAGTCCACGCCGGGGACCCCGTCCACCAGGGCCACCAAGTCGTTGCGCCGGATCACCTGCCCGCCGGGCCAGGTGATCGGGTCGAGCAGCGCGGCGATGGCATCCTCGATGGCCTGGAGCGTGGTGGTCTCGTCGACCCCGTCGAACAGGTGCACCGACAGCACGACGTCAATGGCCGTGGTGGCGACGTCGACGACGTGCACGAGCAGCGCGCCGTGCGCCCGGTCGGACATGTCGGAGGCGATGGCCGACCGGGCGGGCGCGGACAGCGGTGCGCCGCCCGATCCGAGCACGGCGACGGACACGTGGCCGGGGTGATCGCCGGGGGAACCACTGCCCAGCGGGGCGTTGTAGTTGTCCAGGGCCACGGCGACCGTGACCTCGGGGCGCTCGCGGGCGAAATCGGCGAAGTGGCGCGGGGTCACCAGCGCGTCGGACAGCCTGGCCAGGCGCCGGACGCCGCGGTCGCGCCACTCGTCGACGGTTTCCGGGTCACGACCGTCGACGACGGGCGAGTCGAGGGCGACGGTGTCGACGGCACCGAGCGGGTCGACGAGCTGGAGGGTGCCGGCGCTGATCCCGTTGGCGGCCGCGGTGTTCTCGGCGCTGACCAGGTCGACCGTGCCGCTGTCGGAACCGGGCGGTACCACCAGGCCGGGTTCTTCCACCAGGAACCCGACCGACTGGCCGGAGCCGAGGGGCAGGAACAGGCGGGTGCCGGGCGGGATGGTGTGGCCGACCAGGTCGCCGAAGGTGAATTCGGCGCTGGCGAACGCGGCGCCGCCGTAGTCGCGGTCGACGCCGGCCAGGTGCAGGATCGCCTCGACCACGGCGCCGGGGAGGCGGTTGATGGCCACCACTGCCTCACTGGTGGCCAGGGCGAACAGTTCGACGAGCAGGATCTCGATGTTGTGCTCGCGGATCTCCAGCTCGGGAATGGCGAGCTGGAGGGCGCCGAGCACGGTGTCCACGATCTGCTGATCGGAGCGGTCGAAGAGTGCGAGGTCCACGTACCCGGACAGGTCGGGCGACGGCTGGACGGAGGTCACGCCGTGCTCTCCCGT